CACGACAATCTTCAGATGAATGCAAATGTACTGAAGGCATGCGAGGAGTTCCAGCTCGACAAAAGCATATTCATTCTTTCGACATGCGTTTTCCCTCAAGAAAACTTTCCATACACGGAGGAATCACTACACCAAGGCGAGCCCCATCCAACCAACTTTGGATATGCCTATGGAAAGAGAATGCTTGAGGTTGGATCAAGAGCCCTCTACGATCAGTATGGATTGAGAACAATGTGTCTCATTCCATGTAATCTGTATGGAAAGAATGACAACTATAATGTCATTGATGGTCATGTGATTCCTGGTCTGATACACAAGTGTTTTCTCGCACAGAAGAACTATTCTGATTTTTCAGTATGGGGAAATGGAAATGCGCTCAGAGAATTCATGTATGTTGATGACCTCGCAAGGATTATTGAGAGAATAGATTCAACACCAGGAAAGCTCCCATCTAAGATGATCATATCACCAGGAAAAGAGCATAGCATTCGAGAGGTAGTTAATCTGATCGCCAAGAAGTTCAAGTTCAATGGAAACATAGTTTTTGATGAAGGTATGCCTAATGGAATACTCAGAAAGCCTTCAGACAACATGATATTCAGAAACTACTTTCCAGACTTTGAATTCACTGATTTGGAAAAAGGTATAAATGACACAATCAATTGGTTTACTGCCAAGTATCCACACGTTCGCTTATAAATACAGTAAAGGATCTATATAATGCATCGATTAGCTTTGGCAATGATTGTTAAGAATGAGTCTCATATCATTCATGAGTGCCTTGAAACCGTCTACAAGTTCATAGATTATTGGGTTATCGTTGATACTGGTTCCACCGATGGAACTCAGGATATCATCAAGAAGTTCTTTGCCGAGAAGGGAATCCCAGGAGAGCTTCATCAGAGCGAGTGGAAGGGATTCGGTCCATCCAGAACAGAAGCTCTTGATCTCTGCAAGGGCAAGGCTGAATACGCCTATATGATCGATGCCGATGATTATATCGTTGGAGAGATCAGGCTACCACCTGGAAATGAGGTTGACTCTTACGCGATTCGTCTTGGAAGAGAAGAATTCTCTTGGTGGAGAAACCAGATATTCAAGGTTGATGCCGAATGGGAGTATGTCGGAGTCCTTCACGAATATGCTAGATGCAGGGCAAAGGCACAACCTATGATTGCAAAGCTCGAAGGAAACTACAGAGTTGTTGCAAGAACCATGGGTGCTAGAAACGTTGGCATCACTCCAGTTCAGAAATACTCAAAGGATGCTGAAATACTTGAAAGTGCTCTCATAGATGAACCAGATAATATTCGTTATATGTTCTATCTTGGGCAGTCATATTTTGATTCCCAGCAGTGGGAAAAGGCAATCGGAGCGTATCAGCGACGAGTCTCTGCTGGCGGTTGGGGAGAGGAAGTGTTCTACTCACTCTACCGAATTGCCATCTGCAAGGCAATGCTTGATCGGGATTGGCATGAGATTGAGCAAGCATTCCTAGCTGCATACAACTATAGACCCATTCGAGCCGAACCACTTTACCACATTGCACAGGTGTATCGCACCAAGTTCAATATGCCTGCGGTGGCCTTCCTTTATGCAAAGGCTGCACTCGACATTCCATTCCCACATGGAGAGATTCTGTTCGTTCCAGATGCCATCTACAACTATGCCATTCTGGATGAGGTTGCAGCCACGGCATACGCCGCAAATCAGCCATACATCGGCTATGCAGCCTGCAAGAAGCTTCTAATGGATGCTAAGATTCCAAAGAGCGAGAATGATCGAATCAAGGCGAATATGGCTCAATATGAGAATATCATTGGGCAGATTGAAAGAAATCGAATTGCATTCGAGTCTCAGTTTGTAAGGAAGGCACCTCAGTCTCAGCCTGAGCAGCCCAAAAAGAAAAAGTATAAACAGCGGGGATAATAAGCATAAATAATGCTATAGGTTCCTATGGCATTTCCAATTAATCCAGCACTAAATTCCACACATGCGATTGAAGATCGGGTGTGGATTTTTAATGGGGCAGCTTGGGAAAGAATTGATGGTATTCTTATACAGAATACTCAATATATCAGTGGACCTACATATAACGCACAGATATATGACTATTATATTGGAGTGAGTTTCAATGGAACCGCAGGAATAGTTTTACCCTCGACTCCAATAAATGGTCAAATGGTCATCGTCAAGGATGAGTCTGGTCGGGCTGGAGATCCATATAAGTATATTGTCGTTCGAGGAGCCTCAATGGGCGATAAGATCGATAATAAGGACTCCGCTACTATAAACATCAATAATGGTGCTCTTGATTTCATTTACAGAAACGGATGGAGAATAGTCTAATGAGTTATCTGTTCAACAATCAGGTTGGATTTGTCCCAAATGCTGTTGATGGCTTTAATCGCCTCAAGGTGTCTCAGCCATTTACACTCTTTGATTCACAACACAGATATAAGGAAAATGACAAGTGGGATACCTTTGGTGTCACTGGTGGAACTGCATCGTTTTCGTTGAGTGAAAGCGCAATTCACATGATGGTGGGGATAACTGCGGGTAGCAAGGTTACGAGAGAGTCAAAGCGCGTATTTCCATATCAGCCAGGAAAATCTCTTCTGATAATCAACACATTCGCAATGAACCAACCAAAGAATGGATTGCTACAGAGAGTTGGATACTTTGGCATCTCTGGTGGGGCAACATTCGGAACTCCTGCCAATGGAGTCTACTTGCAGCAGGATGGACTAACTCTGTCCATATGCCTTGCAAGTCAGTCATTGAACACCATCACCAAAGTTGATCAATCATCTTGGAACGAGGATAAGTTCGATGGAACGGGTACTTCTGGCAGAACAATCGATATCACCAAGGGAAACATCTTCTGGACAGACATAGAGTGGCTCGGTGTTGGGGATGTCCGCACTGGCTTCTTCGTGGACGGCAGACCCGTCGTGGCACACACATTCCACAATGACAATGTTCATCCCACGACATACATGACCACGGCAGTCCTGCCATGTCGCTATGAACTTGAGAATTTAACATCTCAGGCAAGCGGCAGCACAATGCATCAAATATGCTCCTCAGTCATGAGTGAAGGTGGATACGAAGGATTTAGTAGAAGATACAATATCACCAAGAATGGTTCGAATCCTACCACTCTTACAACTCAGGATGTTCAGTATCCTATGGCGGCGATCAGGTTGAATTCAAACCGTCTTGATTCGGTGATCATTCCATCAAATATAAGTGTGGTGGTTGAAGAAGACACCAACAATAAACCAGTTACAGTGCAATACAGGATTCTTCTGAATCCAACTCTGACTGGAAATACTTGGTCAACGCATTTCAATGGAAATATTGATTACAATATAACAGCAACAGCAGTTACTGGTGGAACAGACATCATAGGTGGGTACATCAGCAGCAGCGGATCACTTGATGTCTCGAATATAAATGATTTCAACTTTCAACTCGGAAGAACTCAAAAAGGTGTGTCTGACATATTTGTTCTAACACTGACGCCAGTTGAAAGTGATACGAATGTTTACTGCGATCTTTCATGGTTTGAACTAGTTTAATATAAATAAACTTAGGAGAAAATATGCCAGCTTCAAGGTACGACATCTATGCAGAACAGGGATCCACCCTAAAACTGCACCTGACATACAAATATTCTGGTGGTACTGGAATAGATATGTCTAATTTTACTGGAGCTCTTCAAGTCCGAAGATCGGCCAAAGATCCTGAAGTTTTATTGTTTTTTACACAAAATGGCATAACTGGTGGCGGAACCACAGGTGAATTTGTGGTTGGACAGGGTGGAATAGCTGGAATAGGTGGCATTAGCTTCAATACTTCGATTTACGGTACCTCTGGGTTTACTGGTGGTATTTTTATTCGAGCTGATGCTGAAACTATGAAAAACGTGCCTTACGGAAAACATTTTTATGATTTTGAAATCAAGACTGGGACGGAGGTCACCAGATTAATGGAAGGTACATTCGAGGTTCCTAGAGAAATAACGAGAACGTAATGGCTGAAGATAGACCAATACTTGTAGTCACTCAGATACCAGCGAACCAAATAGTAGTAGGGCAATCTTCAACAAATATTGTTGTAAATCAGCCACTTCCTTCTACTGTTCTTATCGCCCAGCCTCTTGGTCCATCCATTTCAACGGCTGGAACACCAGGTGCACTTGGTGCTACGGGTGCTACTGGTGCTACTGGTGAGCCTGGTGCAACTGGTCCAACAGGGCCGCAGGGGCCAGAAGGTCCACAAGGAATTCAAGGTATTCAGGGTATACAAGGACCAACTGGTGCGACTGGCGCGACTGGTTCAGACGGTCCTCAAGGTATA